TGGACAATTGCAGGTTCACTTACTATAATTATTTTTATGGTTTCTCCAGTCATACAAAGGGTTTTAAAAACTACGTTGACACCACCGACAACTTCGGGTATAATAAAGAACCAGTAATATTCTTGTAATGGATCTAGTTGATCGTAAATACGTCAATCTGATATCGTCTAGACTTCAAAAATTCAAACAAAAGAACGCTAATCTATACAACTTCCGTTGTCCCATATGTGGAGACTCACAGAAGAGGAGTAATGTTGCGAGAGGATATCTTTATTCTATAAAAAATAATGCCAATTACAAGTGCCATAACTGTGGTGCTAGTATGTCGTTTTCTAATTTCTTGAAAACGGTTGACCTAGGATTGCACAAGCAATTTGTGATGGAAAAATTTAAAGAAGGTCATACTGGCAAGGGAAGACATACTCCAAATCCAAAGTTTGAATTTGAAACACCAGTTTTCAAAACAGTTCCTAAAATCAATTTACCTCTATGTTCAGAGGTTGATTCTGCAAGAGAATATATAGAGAATCGTAAACTTGATGCAAGTAAGTTTTATTATGCTGACAAATTTAAAGAGTTCTGTAATTCATATAAAAAGACCTATGACACTATCGGTAGGGATGAACCTAGAATCGTAATACCATTGTATCAAGATGGTAATTTGATCGGGTTTCAGGGTAGAGCAATTGAAAAGAAATCAGTGCCTAAATATCTTACCGTGATGATTAATGAGGAAGCACCAAAAATTTATGGATTTGATACAATCAATAAAAAATTACCAGTATATGTTGTCGAAGGACCTTTTGATTCGACGCTCGTATCCAACTCGATTGCTATGTGTGGTGCAGACGCTGACGTTCGTAAGTGGGGTGTTGATGATCCTATCTGGATCTATGATAATGAGCCGAGGAATCATGAGATTGTTAAACGAATCTCAACCACTATCGACAGAGGTGAGAGAGTTGTAATATGGCCAAACAATATTCATGAAAAAGACATAAACGATATGGTCTTGAGTGGACATAATATTATGAGTGTGTTAGAATCAAATACACACACTGGTTTACAAGCAAAAATTAAATTTAACAACTGGAAAAAAGTATGAGTAACGGAACAAAGGTTAAAAAGCGTGATGGACGCATTGAAAGCCTTAACCTAGAAAAAATGCATGTCATGGTTGAAGAGGCATGTGAAGGCATTGCAGGTGTATCTGCAAGTCAAGTAGAGATACAATCAGGTATACAGTTCTATGATGGTATTTCAACTGGAGAGATACAAGAAATATTAATCCGTTCAGCAAGTGATTTAATCTCACTAGAAACACCAAACTACCAATATGTTGCAGCAAGACTATTACTTTATAGTTTGAGAAAAAGTTTGTATGGTGGTCATAAAGAACTTCCTAATCTTCAGCAACACATTAATACTTGTCAACAAAATGGAGTATATCATCCTGATTTGTTAATGAATTATACTTTAGATGAGATTGAAGAACTAGATAGTTATATTGATCATGACCGTGACCACTTATTTACTTACGCTGGTTTGCGTCAGGTAGTTGATAAGTATTTGGTTCAAGACAGAAGTAGTGATGCATTATATGAAACTCCACAGTTCATGTATATGCTAATTGCTATTACTATCTTTCAAAACTATGAAGAAAATAGATTAGATTACATAAAGAGGTACTACGATGCCATTTCCAAACACAAACTCAACATACCAACTCCCATCATGGCAGGAGTTCGTACCCCGCTCCGACAGTTTGCGAGTTGTGTTCTGGTTGATGTTGACGACACCTTGGATAGTATTTTTAGTTCTGATATGGCCATCGGTCGCTATGTCGCTCAAAGGGCTGGTATTGGTATCAACGCAGGTAAAATCAGGGGCATCAACAGTAAAATCAGGGGCGGAGAAGTTCAACACACAGGTGTTGTCCCGTTCCTCAAAAAATTTGAAGCGACTGTCAGATGTTGCACTCAAAATGGCATCCGTGGTGGATCAGCGACTGTCCACTTCCCCATCTGGCACCAAGAAATAGAAGATATACTTGTTTTAAAAAACAATAAAGGAACCCAAGATAACAGAGTTCGTAAGTTAGACTACAGTATTCAATTAAGTCAGTTGTTTTACCAGAGATTTATTGATGATGGTGACATAACTTTGTTTAGTCCTCATGATGTACCAGGTCTTTATGAAGCATTTGGTACTCCTAGATTTGATAGTCTATATGTTCGTTATGAAAATAAACCTGATATTAGAAAGAAGACCATTGGAGCACAAGAACTTATCCTAGATCTTCTTAAGGAGAGAGCAGAAACTGGTAGAATTTATATCATGAACATTGACCATTGTAATTCTCATTCTTCCTTTACGGATAAAGTGACTATGAGTAACTTATGTCAAGAGATCACACTTCCTACTAAACCACTAAATCACATTGACACTGAAGATGGTGAAATTGCCCTCTGTATTCTTTCTGCTATCAACGTTGGTAAGATTAATCGTTTGGATGAATTAGAGTCTCTCTGTGACCTTGCTGTACGTGGACTGGAAGAGTTGATTGATTATCAGGACTATCCAATTCCAGCAGCACAGAATAGTACTTTAAATCGTCGTTCTTTGGGTATAGGTTATATTGGATTCGCTCATTACCTTGCGAAGAATGGTGCTAAGTATGATTCTCAAGAAGCATTGACCCTTACTCATGACCTAACTGAAGCATTCCAATACTACTTACTTAAGTCTTCTAATGAGATTGCAAAGGAAAAAGGTGCATGTAAATACTTCCGATTCACTAAGTATTCTACTGGAATTCTTCCTATTGATACATATAAAAAGGAAGTAGATGAACTAGTAGAACCACAGTACAAATATGATTGGGATTCTCTTAGGGATGACATCAAACAATACGGACTCAGGCACTCAACATTGTCCGCACAGATGCCTTCAGAGAGCAGTTCCGTTGTGTCAAATGCCACAAATGGAATCGAACCACCTAGAGACTACTTGTCCATTAAAAAATCAAAGAAAGGACCTCTTAAGCAGATTGTTCCGTCTTATGGATCTTTGAAAAATAACTACACACTCTTGTGGGATATGCCTTCTAATGAAGGATATATCAAAGTTATTGCTATTATACAAAAGTTCTTTGATCAAGCGATTAGTGGTAACTGGAGTTACAATCCAGAGAACTACCCAGATAATGAAGTTCCTGTTAGTGTAATGGCACAGGATCTTTTAACAACATATAAGTACGGTTGGAAAACCAGTTACTATCAAAATACTCATGATATGAAAAGTGATGAGGTTGTTGATGTTTCACAGAAATCAAACACCGAATTAGAAAATTTATTAAACAGTCTAGAACAATCCGAGGAGGGAGAGTGTGAATCCTGTGCAGTTTAAATTGACAGAGAAATTAGAAACCCCAATCAAAGGGATGACGGTATTTAATACCGAACAAGTAGATACCAAAAAACAACCAATGTTCTTTGGTCAACCATTAGGAGTTCAACGTTACGATAGTTATAAGTATCCAGTATTTGACAGGATCACTACTCAACAGTTAGGATATTTCTGGAGACCTGAAGAGGTTTCCTTACAGAAAGATCGTGGTGATTATCAAACTCTTCGCCCAGAACAAAAGCACATCTATACTTCTAATCTGAAGTACCAGATCATGCTTGACTCTGTACAGGGTCGTGGTCCTGGCATGGCATTCATTCCATACTGCTCCTTACCCGAACTAGAGGCATGTATAGAAGCTTGGGGTTTCATGGAGATGATCCATAGTCGCTCCTACACATACATTATTAAAAATGTGTATGCAAATCCTAGTGACGTATTTGACAAAATCCTAGATAATGATAGAATACTTGAACGATCTGCAACTGTCACTCATTCCTATGATGACTTTATTAATTCTGCTCAACAGTATGGAACTTCAGCAGCATGGAGACATGCTCAGGAAGGTGCAGGTCACTTCAAACAAGAGCGATACGAACTAAAAAGGAAACTATATAGAGCAATTGCTAATGTCAACATTCTGGAGGGTATAAGATTTTATGTATCGTTTGCTTGCTCGTTTGCGTTTGGCGAACTCAAACTTATGGAAGGATCGGCAAAGATTATCTCTCTTATCGCCAGAGATGAAAATATCCATCTTGTCATTACTCAAAACATCCTCAACAAGTGGAAAGAAGGGGACGACCCAGAAATGCAACAAATTGCCCAAGAGGAAGAGGAATGGGTAATTTCTATGTTCGATGCAGCAGTCAATGAAGAAAAGCGTTGGGCAGACTATCTGTTCAAGGATGGATCTATGATTGGTTTGAACGATAAACTACTATCACAATATGTTGAATGGATTGCTAATCGTCGTATGAGAGCAATTGGTATCAAACCACAATACGATATTGCTGCTAGAAACAATCCTCTACCATGGACACAACATTGGATCTCATCAAAAGGATTACAAGTTGCTCCTCAAGAAACTGAAGTTGAGAACTACCTAGTTGGTGGTATCAAACAAGATGTCAAAAAAGACACATTCTCAGGATTTTCGCTATGACAAAACCACTTTATGATGATTCTAACTGGAGACAAGAGTACAAATCTTACACCAGTAATAAAAGACACATTGAATTGCTTGAGAACGGACCTAAGAGTCTTTCTCAAGCATGGTTATTGGGTGCATTACATAATGAATGGAAGAAAATGAAGGGATATTCAGATAATTATAATGAAGAAAATGAAGGTCAATTACAATCATCATTGAAAGAATTTTTCTCAAGTCAAAAAGATCAAGGTATATGATTAAATGGTTGAAGGAAGAGTTTACGAAAACCCCTGGTTATATGAGGGTAAACCTTTCACTTCTGATGATATTGGCGACTTCTTCGGTTTTGTCTACAGGATTACAAATACAAAGAACAGTAAGCAATACATCGGAAGAAAGTACTTCGTACAGAAACGAAAACCTAAAGGAGGCAAGCGACGTGTTACGTCAGAGTCTGACTGGCAGCGGTATTACGGGAGCTCTGACGAACTTAAACGAGACGTTAAGGAATATGGAAAAGAAACTTTCAGAAGAGAAATCATATCACTCCACGCAACCCTTGGAAAAGTAAACTACGAAGAGACAAGACAACTGTTTCTTAATGATGTCCTAACAGAATCACTTGACGATGGGACACCAAAGTATTACAATAGCAACATCCTTGGACGTTACATGAAAAAAGATTATGGCAATTTTGAATGAAACATTTAAACAAAGTATTAACAGATAAATTACTCCAAGACATTCGTATAGAAGTATCTGGAAATCATGCTAAAGAAGTATGGCAAGCTAGTTTTGCTTGGCCTGCTGGATTGACAGAAGGTTTTTCTGGATGTGTTTTATCTACAGGTATTGAAGGAGAAATGAAAGAAAGAATCTTAAAAGAGATTCAATCATTTCTACCAGAATGTCAAGAGTACATATTACAATACTATATTTGGCAACAACATTCTGGTATCGCTGTTCATGATGATAGTGGTAAAGTATTTGGTGCAACAATATATCTAAATGATACATGGGAACCTAAGAATGGTGGAATTTTTCTATATAAAGATAAAGATAAACCAGGACCTGAGTGGACTGCTATATTACCAGAGCGTAATACAATGGTTATAAATGATAATAAGGAAAAACACATGGTAACATCGGTGTCACCATATTCAACTGATTTAAGGTACACTATTCAGATCTGGGGAGTAAACGAGGAGGAGCATGAACGTTAAACTATGGTATTCTAAGAGTATGAAGAAGTGGAGATGGGATTTGGTAGATGAAAATTTAGATTCTGCATCAGGACAAAACACAGAACTTAGAGATAGTTTAAATGAAATTGAAAAAATGATAAAACATATGCAACGTTGACAATATCTTGGAATCCTGATATAATAAATATTAGAAATTCCATTCTCCTATGCGTTACGTTCTCTTCGACGAACACCTTAATGAAAAAGGTACCTATGACAGTGTATATGAACTCAGAAGATTTCTCTGTGATAGGAAGTACGAAATTGATTGCGATAAAGATATAGGAGACACATTTGATTACATTAAACATATCAAATGGCACTTTGATATTAAACAAGATTAAGGAGGATTATGTCAGGAGATTATCATTCACATATTGATAGAAAACACGACGAAATAATAGAAAGATTAGAAGCACTTGAAAAGAAATTGGATCTTGATAAGCGATCCCTATATAATGAAAGAACACAACATTATGATATGAAAAAACCTTGGGGAATGTATGAAGTTCTACTTAATGAACCTGAATATAAAGTAAAGAGAATTACTTTAAATC